GACTGCATTGTCTTCACATCAAGAATGCACCCTGGGAATGAATGTCACATACCTACCCCATAATCTCACGATCAGCCGCCCACTTAAGTCCTTTGGCTGCAGCACGAGACAAGGATCCATCCACCAACTGAAATGCACTAAGAGGAAGCATGGCCTTAGCAGTAGACAACAACATTATCGCCGACGCCTTTCGATCATCTTGAGTCATAATAATTAAAGGATTGCCACCTGCGTAACGCATCCACATAGGCATCGCCAAAATTGCTGCACACACCCAGCCATCACAGTCTTCATCAGTTCTAAAAGGATTGTTTTCACCCATTTTCAAACCAACCTTCTTCAGCCATGCACGATACCGAGTCTTCACGAGGGCTAAAGTGTTAGCGCTCTTCAATTCGTGCACCATCAATGGAAGATACACCACCAAGGGACTGATTAACTCCGACCACGCACTCACTACATCTAAAGGAGATTCTGAAACAGCGACAGTTGCATCAACCCGACCTATGAAATCAAAAATGGTCTTGTCATAGTACCGAACCCGATTAAATATGTAATATCGATCCAGCCCCCTCGGCACAATAATGCACTCCCCAAACTCAACACCTAATTGCACGAGTTCAACATGCGTACAACCACTGCTCCCATAATTCGAACATCCACAAGCTACAACGAAAGCAAAGGTACCATCCCAGGGACAAGAGGTCACACCTGTTAATCCACCCCTCAGCAGTGCGGAAATATTGAAAGAAAGTCTCCCCACAAACACTCCCGATGTCGTAAAATATGTCTGCCCCTTGTCGTCAATCGCTGGAACAAATCCAACCCCATTGTTGGTTGTGTGATGAGTCGTATTCGGAGACTTAGCAATAGCACCAACGTACACCTTACATGCCGTCTCCGATGTGGACTTCTTCACTGCCGCTGTCACTACAACGTTAATATTCATATCATGATCTGGTCCCCCACCATCTTGCCCTCCTATGTGAACAGCTGCCGGGTCATAGGAGAAGAAACCCCCTGAAATGACATGCAACGTAGTCGGAGATGTTTCTCTGTTATGATGAGCTTTTGCTAACGTCACTGAAAAACATGTTTTAAGTTTCCCCGTCACTAATCCTTGACAAGAGAAAGTCGCCCCTGCAGCGAGATTATTCGTCGGGTCCTTCATCGCATGCTTGTCACACCCATCAACTAAAGATACATGATACCCCCGAGTGTGTATCGGAAATGATGTTCCCCGCACCTCATCCGGTCTAGCTACCATCTTCTCCACTGATACATCCTTCATAACTTCAGAACACTTTGCTAACTCCCTCCTAACCTCGCCAATCTGGCCGACTCCAGTCTTTGTCCTGTTTACCATCTCATGCACCACATGATTCTCGACAACCGGCTCTCTCACTGGCTCCCCTCTCTCCATGATAGCCAATCCGACATGGTGACCAACCCGTTTCACATCATCAATAACCGTGTCAGCAGCACCTGGTGGGACTAAAGGCGCCAATTTTTGCAAATGATCCGTAGGGGGAAGAGCCAAAACATGCCGACCACCAACCATGCTCCCGTACACATTAGCTTCCGCCTGGGCCTCCCTCTTCGTGTCCAATAACACCCCAGCCATCGCGTTCGTCACCGCTTGCTTTAACGTACCAGCCTTCTGTTTTGCCCAACCGGTCATCACGCGTTCAGCCGCTCCCGCCGCCTCATTCAGAACTGGCCGAAGATGTCCCGCCACCATCCCTTTCATCTGGGCTGCACCTCGCTTCAACAAGCCTAAGATATCATCATCACCATCCCCTCCCTCTGCATGCATTCGCACATACTCAGAATACGTAGCAGCATTCCTCCAAGACATCCACAAATAGCGGCCGGAGAATTCCAATCGTTCCAGCACCACACCGTCAATGGGCTCCACTTTCATAGACACCTCATCATTCCATCCACCACTTAGAAGAAAAGCTGTATATAGCAAAGGGCAGGAGTGCACCTCCATAAGCTGATTTAACATATCACACCAATAATCTTGACGCGACTTCGTCTCCTCATCCAACTTAGTAACAAACAATTGCAAGGCCAATCTAACTCGGTTTAAAAAGCACATTCCAGAAGTAAACGATTCGAGATTCGCAACGACATCAAAAAATCGCGAATGCATGACATCGCCCTTCAACCACATAACAAAAAGTCTATGCAAGAGCTCATAATCAGCGGACGTAAGGTGCGTCATTGGAAACATTGGCCTCTCCGCTGTAGCCTCCATTGAGTACTCCGTCCCTACAATCGACACCATCCAGGAAAACGTGCTCTTTGTCATCGCCCCAAGAATTTTTAAAGCCTCCGCCACTGGGACATCTCCCTCACTCGAAGCTGCCGTCCTTAAAGCTGCCTGCCACAAGATTTGAATCGGACGATCTACATCATTCACCACTCGACCATATGCAATCTGAAACAAGGGCTGACCCATCAAATAACTTACACCATTTGCCCAACCTCCACCGCGCACTGCATCACCAAATTCTGGCATCAATCTTCCTAGGCGAACACACTGAAACGCATCCGTCCCTACTGCGATATGCCTCGACTCAAATCCATCATCATGCCCCAGAAAGAAATCACCCCTTACATTAACCCACTGCTCAGGTCGCACGAGCATATGATCCCCTCCTACTCTGGCTGCACCGGGTCCAAAGGTCCCTCCAATGATTGATGTCATGGCAGGTAACGCAGTATCAATCCGCTTCTGAATCTCAGACATTTCCCTTGTTTCAACTCTCCACGGTCGGCTATACGTTCCACCGAGCCAATTCGCTGCTTTTCGGATCTTTTCATAGCCATCCAATGTACCAGACACCACACCTTTGATTTTACCTTCTGAACCAACCATCTGATCAAACATATCTTCGAAGATATCATCATCCTCACATAGCAAATCATCTCGCAGTCCGAGAAATGCACGCATGTCATTCACAGTTGAGAATTCAGCTCTAGTTGGATTGATTCCATCGGGTAATTTAACGGCTGCGTCTACCGAATTAGTCTGATCAAAGCGTTCCATCGTTTTTGTATCCAGTGCATTATTATTTCCATTGATTGTGATGAATTGAGGGCTGTATGTTGACACTCGGTTCCCCATTCTGACGGGTGACAAAATGTC